ACCAACTTTAGCTATTGGTCTTAAACCAAAAGGTTGGTCTATGTTAGCCATAGTAGTCTCCTAAATTATTTTAGAGACAGTAATCTAACCATTAGACTTCTTGCCTCCAAAAGTTACTCTGCTTTGCCTCTCCTGATGGATTGGCATGCTTGGGTGCTCATCCTTATGAAGATCGTTTTCTATTGATTTAGTTTGATCTCCAGTCTTACCAGCAAAATAGGCATCCCTATCTTCCTTGACTTCAATTGGACATCGCATCAATATTAAACCTCCTACTCCTATAACACCTTTCCATTTGCCATCTGAAATAGATGGTAAATCTATCCTATCGGGATACTCACTTGCCATAACTGGTTCATAACCGCTTCGTAGCCTTCCCATGACGTTTTTCTCGTCTTGTTGGCCACGGTATTCAGCTCTGATCCATCTATGATGAAATCCTTCTGGAGGCTCAGGTGCGTCTAAATTAGATGGAGGTGCCCATCCTCTAGTCCGAGCTTTTTTCTCTCGTGTATCGAGATTGCGTGAGGTAGTCTTTATTCCTTTTGTACTCATTTACGCCTCCTTCACGTGTTTTGCGTACTCTTCAAGTGGCACACCAAGTTTTTTCGCAATAGCAATCTGTGAAGGTGTGAGTCTCACAGTGCGGCGTCCAGATTTTGTAGATCTATTAGCAGAAGCAACCGTCTGAACTACTCGATTACTCTTGTCTTTATCCTCATCTTTAAACTTATGAGGAAACTCTTTTTTAATTCGTTTGTCAAGTTCATTATAATACTCATCTGACTTTCCGTCAAATCCTTCTTTGTTAATCATCTCTTCATGAATTGCCATGGCAGTATAAGTCATTCCTTTGTCTTGACCAAACCAAGAATTTTTTTCAGCCCAAGCCTCAGCTTTAGGATCTGGCTCTCTAACTTGATTTTGAGATTGATTAATTTGTTGCGGTTGTTCAGCTGGTTTTTCTTTTTTTTGATTTTCTTTTTGAGCTAAGGTCATTTTAGCTCTTTCTTCTTCTATTGTTAATTGAGCGATTTTTCTTTGTGCTTCAACTTGTGCTTTAGCATTGTTATCTTCTATTGCTTGAGATAATGCATTTTGAGCTTTGTCCAACTCCGAAGAAACCCTAGCGGTATATTCTTTAAGATACCCATCATCAACTTGATTAACTTTTTTTAATGCTTGATCTCTCTCAGATTTAATTTTTTGTGCAAAATTGATAGCTTCTTGCTCTCTTCTTTCAGACTCTCTTAATTTGTAAGTTAATTTATCTATTCTTTTTTTTACATTTTGGGAATACTCCTCCTCTTCAGAAGTTTCTTTTTTTTGATCAGATTTATCTTCAACATCATTTTCTTCAATTTGTTGCTCATCTGATTCTATTTTTTCCTCTTCGTCTTTAATTTCAATATCCATAGATTCCCCAGAGGTGTCTATGGGAACTAATTTATCTTCTTCAGTTTTAACTTGTGGTTGCATGTTCTTCTCCATGTTTAAAATATGTTTTTAGGCAAAATATCTCTAGGATCCTCCACCGTTGCGATTATTTCATCATCGTTTACAATTCTTAATTCTCCATCCTCAACTCTAATCCTAGAACCTGCATATGTTGTAATTAAAACCCAATCATTTTCTTTACACCAGGGTCCGTCTGGAAATCTATCTTTATCTTTATAACAGCTTGGTCCCATTTTTAAAACTTTAGCAACATTAGTTGTAACTTGAGATTGTTGAACTGTATCATCTGTTAAGTACAAACCAGATTTTGTTTTTTCTTTAAGTTTTAATGGAAATAAAATCATTCTCCATCCAGTTGGAGTAGGTACTTTTTCTAATTCTTTTTTCTTTTTTTCTGCTGCTTTTCCATCCCAAACATGTTTTGGAATAATTAATTTAGGTTTAGTCATCTAATTCGAGCTCCGTTTTCTTTAGCAGGTCCGTGAGTTCCTGTTCTTCTTGTTTAAGTGCTGCAAGTTTACCTGTAAGATATTTATAATCTTCCCAACTTTTGCACAGTCCATTAAGTATAGACTGTTCTACTGCCTTTTGTCTATCAATTAATTGTTTTTTGTATGCTGTAAAAAAATTTTCTAGCCGCATGCCTTCATTTGTTCCGCCATGGCTTTGGCTCTATTAGGAGTTTGTTTTGCCCATTTTGAGTCTAACATCTCAAAACTAGCCCCTACATAATTTAATTCCGATAAACATTTCCACATATTACGAAACTTAGATACACCTGTTCGACCTAGCTGAAACACCATTTCTATTAACAATTCCTCAGCTTTTTCATCAATATCTTTACAACCGTGCTCCTCCATTAGTTCTCTAGCACCACGAATAGATTGTTGAAGATCTTTTTGAAGTATGTCCATTAAAAATTTTTCTTCGTATTCGACATTGTCATCCCACCAATCCTCTACACATAAATGTCCTACGCCCACAGTCCTTTTGCCCAACGTATCTAAATAAACTTTGTTTCTATACCCTTCATGTTTTTTTACCGATTCTAACAATCTATCCATGTTCATGTGATTTTTATCCTTCTTTTTATTGATCCACCTTTAGATTTTTTTTCAACCCCCTTAATTAATCCTTTATTTTTAGAGGCGTAAAAAACAGATTTAGCATCTTTGCCGTAAGTATCTTTCATTGATTTCATTATCTTTCTTCCTTTTTTATTTAGTGGCATTATTTCTTGACCTTACCTCCTCTTTTCAAGCCTCTTGCTTTCAATGCCTTAGTTGCGGCAGCTAAACCACCTTTTTTCATAAATCCCATTTTATTACGTACAGCCTTTGGTAACTTTGGCAGTCCTTTATTTTTCTTTGGTATTGGTTTTAAATTTTTTTTCATGTTGCCTCCTATTTTTTACCTATTACTTTTTGTAAACTTTTAGCTTGTTTAGCATGCGTATTAGAAGCTTTTTTCAAACCTTTAATAATTTTTTTAACTTTCTTTACTTTGTTTTTTTTCATTTCTTTTTAAACATGTTTAATGCGGCTGGACCTGCACGTACCCCTAGTGAAACTGAGCAAGCCAAATATAAAAGATGACGATAATATTCCGGGAGGCCAGAGAGAATTTCAAAACCACGTTCTATGTGTGGTTGCATAAAAGGCAGGAATGCGCAAATTGCAGGAATCATTAAGGCAAGTAGAACGAATTCGTCTTTCCAGCTGCCTTTCATTTGATCTACAGCAGACTGCTCCCACTTAATTTTGCCATTAGCTATATCTTCGTTTTTCTTTTTTTCTGCTTGTATCTGAGCAATTTTGACTTCGCCCTTAAGCTTGCGAGTCTCTACGAAACCCTTAACGGCGTCTGTGGCAACACCAAGTAGGGGTTTCGCTAATAACTGCCACATAAGAATTCTAGATTGCTCCTATAATAATAATTACAATTAAAGCCACAATACCAGCTTTAATCCAGTCCTTCATACTCCAATCAGACCATTCTTTTAAATGATCCCATAGATCTGTTAAAAGTTTCATAGAAACCTCCTTTGTTGGTTAAGGTTTTATTACTTTACACCCTTAAAAGCAACTTTTTTAATCTGAGCATTGCTAGTCTGCCCTTTTGGGCCTGCACCTTTATTTTGTTTAACAACAAAAGGTGAATAAACTATTGCTGCATCAGAGGAAACTTTTAAGTTAGGAAAGTGGTTTTTGCTTTTAACTACTTCAACTTTTGTTTTTTTAAAGTTCATAATTACCTCAATGTATTGTTGGTTTAATATCGTTTAATTCTTGTAAAGCATGTTGAATAAATAGTAAAGCATCCTCTTCTGAGTAGCCTTTACCATGAAACAAATCTTTTACTTTTACTATAAAAACTTCAGCCATCACTAAAGCTGCGGTTTTACTTTTCACGTGAAGTTTGCAGAAATCATCTGCTTCTTTTAGAAAAATATCAAAAACATCTTGCATATCATTACTCATATCAACCATCCTTAATGAAATTTGTTGATGGTTTTGATTTTTTCAAGTTCACATTAGCACGCAATTGAGCGATGTCTTCTTGCGATTCTATTCTTGCATTATCTATTTTATCTTTTTGTTGTAGTTTTTGTGCTTCAAAACCTAACTTTTGTTGATCCATTTGTAATCTAGCCTGGTCTCTCATAGCTTGTTGTTGCAACTCTTGTTGTTTTAGTTGAATGACAGGATCTGGTTTACCCTCGCCAGAAAGCTGAGTTTGAAGTTGTTTTACTTCTTGTAAGAACTGTGCCTCTAATACTGCAATTTGTGCATCTTTTAATTTCATTGCCTCACCACCATTCATAGGCATACCCATCGAATCTTCAGCACCTTTAATTTCTTGACCTACAGCTTCAATAGCTTTCAAACTTATGTGTTGCATAATGTGTTTATTTAAATCTATAGAAATTTGAGGCATCAATTGTACGATAGGTGATAAACCAAAAACAATATGAGCTTGTATATGAGCATCATGATTTTGTCCTTCATAAGCCTCTATTTTATCCATATCAATCAATCGTTGGTTTTCTTCTGTTGGACTCATAGGCTCTGGTTTATCTAGTTTCATAATTTTATCTATGTCACTGACACCAAGAGCTTGATACATTCTTTTATATGCTTCTTTAACATTATGAATTTGAGGTGCGCTTGTAGCTAGTTGCAGCTGAGTCTGTGCAAGCTGAATCCTTTGAGCCATAGAAAATATGTTAGGATCAGCCACAGGTATAATATCAACACGGTCATCAAAATCAGATTGTTTTATAGATCTATCTGCTCCAACGACTTGATAAGGATACTCCTCTGGAAGA